ATTCAGCAAGATCTTCAGCGTCCCTATACGTTCCGTTATCCATTAACCAAAGTAATTCATATTTAATCAATTCATATATAAGTTCTTGTCGTGTCATGTTTATTCTCCTAACTAAATACACGTGCCAAGACTGGCTTGTTAAATGTTCGGCACAGTAATCGTTTCTTATAGCCATTGCCTATGTTTATGGCATTGAAGTAATAGACTGCCTTAGCCAAGTCGCCTATGAATGAATAGCGGGTTTTATACGCACTGTTATCTTTACCCACTTGCACCTCGAATAGCGTCTCGGTTGTGTAAGCTATCTTCTTACCGTTAAGTTCTTGTGTAATGAGTTCCATATTTATATCTCCTGTTGTGTTAGTCGGCGACTAACTATTTAACTAAGCCACCTTTGTTGTTTAAACCGACTAGTAGTGTCGGGTCTGTAATTAGCATGTAACTGCTTTTATGCATAGGTGCAACGCACCAAGACGCACGCTGTAATTGTGCAATCTCTTCACCGCATAACATGCATACATGTATGCCTAAGTCCCAACGTGCTTTGGGTACAGTCTCGCCACAGTAACTGCAATATCTGTTATTCATGTTCATTCTCATATCTCATAAACCATAAATTTATTATCTTCTATCTCATAAACCATAAATTTATTATCTTCTGGCATGCCTAACTGCACCGAAAATGTGTTATGGCTTAACGGCTTAAACTCTTTTGCTGGTCTATTAAGATAAAGCCATGAGCCACCCTCAAACTGCACGGCATTGGTTTTGCGTTTAATTACCTTACGCTTAACGCCTATATGCTTTCCATCAGGATACCAATCGTGCCTAACCATGGTTATAGTCGCACCCTCTACTAATTTTCTTTTGATGTCTGCAAAAGTTTTCATGTTCATTCTCCTGTTAAGATGTTTATGTTTAATAACATTGGTAAATCTAAAGCTACGCCATTGATGCCGTACATAGCTATGCGACGCATGCTATTGGTGTCCATGGGTAAGCAATCAGCGTTTGGTCTGCACTGGGTCATATGCTTACTTGTGGTCGGGCTGTATTTGTCTATGTTTCTGTACCACTGTCTACTGCCGTCTGGTGCAACCTCGCATATGTATATTGGAAAGTGTGTGCCGTATGAATAGACTACGTAGCGGGTTGTATGCACGTTGTCGTTTGAGGGTTTTAGCATTGAAAAAATGTTACTACCTTTAAACAGTTCTAAGTTGTTCACATACTTGCGTGCATCTCGGTTTGCGATTACTGTTTCCATGTTTGCATCTCCTATTGTTAATGTTAGTCGGCGACTAACTCGCAAGTGATTGATTTATATATAATGTTCCTCTTTCACTATGACTCTATTATAGCATGTTGAGGGGTAACTGTCAAAGTTTAGCAAATTGTAGTAAATAATAAAAGTGTATTTTGTTCTATAAAAGTTCTTTATAAGTTATTGATTTATATATATTGTTCAGAAAGTCCTAATGTTCCAAAGTTAATTGGCTGATTTCTATTTTAGTTTTTTGTTTAGAGTATGCAAAATATATAGTCTTTTAGATTTTTTTGGGAAACGCACTTTGACCCTGTGAACTTTATGAACTTTAGTACAAAGCCCTATCCATGCGGGCTCTGTTGGAACTTTCATTGGAACTTTTAACCGAATTTAGGAACTTTTAAAAAATCACGTGATAACATCTTTATAATTTAATCTTGTGATAACAAGTTATGGTGTGTGTCATACAGCAAACATGTTTTTTATTTGACGCATGTAGCAACATGTTAAGACGTAATTAAATTTTTTTGAAAAAAAAAAAAAGCATGCGGAGCATGAAGCTGTTGGAACTGGTATCAATAACTTTTTGTGTGTACTACGTGATAACTTGTTAAGCTACAAAAATTCAAGACAAAAAAAAGCCCGCTTTGAGCGGGCTAGTTTGCGAGTTAGTCCGAGACTAACTATTTTCTTCCTCGATTTTTAGTTCCTCGAGTTTCATTTTAGCTAATATTGCTGTAATAGTTTTAATGTACTTTTCACAATTGCTAAAACTCGCTTCTTTTAAACTATCAACGAACGTGTCGCCGTTAATTATTGCCTTTTCGTTCGCGGTTTTCTTAATAGTAACTTTCTTTTCTTTCGGTTCTAACCCAATGACATGGTTACGAACTTTGTTAAATATAGAACCTATTTGCTGTTGCAAATACTTGCGTGCTTTCTTTTCAAAATCGTTAAAATCTTTTGCCAATTCACTACTAGATAATACTAACACGTCACATGCGTGTCTTATTTTGTCATGCTGGTAATCACTAGGTAACTTACGTGTCTTAAAACCTACAGCGATAGCGTTCTTTATATCAGAGTGTAAACGATCATAATTACCCTTGTTCTTATTATCAAGCATGAACCCAGTTATCCCGTCAGTAGTGTATAAACTCTTAGCCATATCGAGCCATTTTGCGTCGGTATTTCCCGACGCTTCGACGGCGTCAATTATCTTAGCGCGTGATATTTCACTTAAGGTAATCTCTACCGCCGTATCTGTATCTGTATTTGTAACTGTTTCTGAACCGATAATTAACTCATTAGCTGTAATTACCTTTTTGTTTTGTTTACTTGTTGCCATGATATATTCCCCTTTGTTAGTTAAGTGCAAACCGCACAATTACTACTATACAGATTTTGTCATAACATGTCAATGTTTGATAGACTTTGATAGTTAGTCGCCGACTAACTTTGACGACCCCACCCCCCGAATTTGGATTTGGTTCCATGCGTCGCGTATCGCTTACTATTCTGCGCACTCACATTCCAATTTTTCAAATTCGCCTAGCTAATCATGTTGCATCGCAACAAAGTTTCCCAGAAGCACAAGCTCTTGGTATAGAACACCCCCCGTCAATGGTACCTAAACGTCACTGCATAAAAAAATTATTTTGTCTAGGACCTGAGATCGTCGATTTGGGGTCCTACTGCATTAACTTGTTGCTTTTAAAACAAAATTAATTAAATCAACTTGCGAAGGTGGCATTGCAATACATAACGTCTTAACATCTTATAGAATAAATTTCACCTGTATCGCGCAGCGTTGACTCATATAACAATTAATTTATAACTTATTAACATGTGTTTATAGAAACACCCCCCGGGTAGGATTCCTAACATCCTTGACGAAAACTAATTTTTTGTATATAACTGCACCATAACTTATTAATCGGTGCATGGACACAATGCATATAATCGAACCGGACTTTTCAATACCCATACCTGACAAACCTACACCGTTGACTGATTTCACGGAAAAGGTCGAAGCCGCTTGCCGTACCATTGAAGAGTACGACATTGAAGCGGTTATTACTGAAGAGACTGCAGAAGAAGCCGAAGAAGCTATTTATCAAATGGCTTCAAGTCCTGATCCTGATAAGATAAATAAACAACTCGCTAAGCAAAACCATCTACCTGCATATTATGTACAGGCCCGTAGCATCCTTGATGCATACTCACACAAGGTCGTAGACCATGCGATGCAGCTACGTCTATTAGTTACTAATAAGTTAATTATTGAGACTGAGAACGAAGACGCGAAGATTCGTCTGCGTGCATTAGAATTGCTTGGCAAGATTACTGACGTTGGCTTATTTACTGAGAAGTCGGAAGTAACTATTAATCATAGATCAACCGTTGAGTTAGTTGGATCCTTAAGAGCTAAGATTCAGAAGCTTATGTATCCTGACAATGTGCAGGAAGGTGAAGTAGTCGAGCAAAAGGACGACAATGCAGACGGCGCTTGATGAGTTAACAGATAAAGAACTTGAGTTCCTTGCTAATAACTTAGACAAGTTTAGTGAAGTTGACGCTGAAGAGTTAGAAGTAATCTTAGATGAGATAGAGAAACGTCAGAGCGCTGAGCGTTGCCGCAATGATTTAATTGAGTTTTGTAAGCGTATTCAGCCGGATTATAAGGTAGGTAAACACCATAGACGCCTTGCAGACTTATTAATGGGTATCGCTGCCGGTACTGAGACACGTGTTTGCGTGAATATGCCGCCTCGTCATGGTAAATCTCAGCTTGTTTCTATCTATTTCCCTGCATGGTTTCTAGGTAAGTACCCTGATAAAAAGGTGCTGATGGTATCGCATACAACCGATCTTGCGGTGGACTTTGGTCGGAAAGTGAGGAATTTAATTGATACTCCAGTATATAAAGAGATATTTCCTACAGTTGCCCTTGCTATGGATAATAAATCTGCTGGTCGTTGGAATACTAACGTTGGTGGGGAGTATTTTGCTTGTGGTGTTGGGTCTGCCTTGGCTGGTCGTGGAGCGGACTTATTATTGGTGGATGACCCGCACAACGAACAAGACATAATTAACGGTAACTTTGACGTATTTGATAAGGCTTACGAGTGGTTTACTTATGGTGCTCGTACACGTCTTATGCCTAATGGCCGTGTGGCTATCGTGCAGTGTATGGTCGGAGATACTCAGGTTTTAATGGGAGATGGTACAGAAAAAGACCTTAAAGATATTAAAGTTGGGGACATAGTAGCTACTTATGATGCTGGAAAATTAAGTACATCTAGAGTACTAAATCATCAGTCAAACGGTATTGATCGCATATTTACAATCAAGACAACCTCACGTATATTACAAGCTAATGAAAGACATCCGTTTCTTGTACAAACTAGTGAGGGGCAAAAATGGGTACGGCTGAAAAACTTGAAACAGGGGGATACACTTGTATCGTTGAAGGGTGTGGGAGACCAAGTAGAGCAACAACAAAACCTAGTAAATGCCGAGCCTGCCAATCTAAAGACAGTTACCATAAAAAACACCCAGAGGCTCCACGCAGAGAACTTGGGCATTGGGGGAAACATAAAGGTAAAACCTGTATTGCAGATGGTTGTGAACAACCAGCAAAGATTAAAGGGTTGTGTAACTCGCACTATAACAAAACTAATTGGGCCTCTGGACATTGGCGCAGAAGCGCGGACAAAAATAGAACTGCGCACCTTAAGCACCGCTATGGTATTACGTTGGAAGAACATGATGCGTTGCTTGCAAAGCAGAATGGAGTATGCGCTATCTGTAAGCAACCACCAACTAAAGAAAATACCCGCGCTCATTGGAATGGAAAATTATGTGTTGACCACTGTCACGACACCGGAAAAGTCCGGGGGCTTTTATGTAATGACTGCAACCTCACGGTTGGATACGCAAAAACTAGAAATACCGCCCTTGCAGTTGCAGAGTATATCGGACTTCACGATAGACACGATTGAGTCTATAGAATACGCAGGGGAAGCAGAAGTATTTGATATTCAGGTCGAACACACTGAAAACTTCATTGCTAATGGAGTAGTTTCTCATAATACTAGATGGCACCAAGACGATTTAACAGGTCGTGTCGTGCGAGACATGACTCAGAATGAAGAAGCTGATCAGTATGAGATTGTTGAGTTCCCTGCAATATTTAATGAGAACAGTGCGAATGAAAAAGCACTCTGGCCTGAACAATATTCCTTACAAGCACTGCGACAGACCAAGGCTTCTATGCCTGTGTTTCAGTGGAACGCACAGTACCAACAAAATCCCACAGCAGAAGAAGCATCTGTTATAAAGAGAGAGTGGTGGCAGATATGGAAAGGTGAGAATCCACCTCCATGTGAGTATTTAATAATGACACTTGATGCCGCTGCAGAAACTCATAACCGTGCCGACTACACTGCACTAACAACGTGGGGGGTGTTTTTAAATGAAGAAACCGACGCCTATAACGTTATTCTCCTCAACAGTATTAAGCGACGAGTGGAGTTCACTGAGCTTAAAGAGCTTGCGATTAACGAGTACACCGAGTGGCAACCTGACGCTTTCATTGTCGAGAAAAAGTCTTCCGGTACGCCTCTCTATCAAGAACTACGACGAACTGGGATGCCCGTACTGGAGTATACTCCCCACAGAGGATCAGGGGATAAATTAGCCCGTTTAAATAGTGTGGCAGATATTGTGAAGTCAGGACTTGTATGGGTGCCTGAGACTCGTTGGGCTGAAGAGTTAGTTGAGGAAGTAGCGGGGTTTCCGTTTATGTCGCACGATGACTTAGTAGATACGACTTCCATGGCTCTCATGCGATTTAGACAAGGTGGGTTTATTAGGCTACCATCTGATGAACCTGATGAAGTTCAGTACTTTAAACGTAAGCGGTCTTATTATTAAGGATAAACCATGGCATCTAATATAGATAAGGGCTTATATGCAGCCCCACAAGGCATACAGGATCTAGCAGATCAGAGTGAGCCACTACAAATTGAGATTGAGGATCCTGAAAGTGTCACGTTAGCAAATGGTGACATGGAGATAACTATTACTCCTGATCGTGGGGATGAAGGTAGCGATTTTAACGATAACTTAGCTGAGTACTTAACAGATGGTGAGTTAGCACAGTTAGCCGGCGACTTATTAGGTGACTTTGAAGCTGATGTGGCTTCACGTAAAGATTGGATTGATACATTCGTTGAAGGGATTGAGTTACTTGGTCTTAGTATAGAAGAACGCGCTGAACCATGGGAAGGTGCGTGTGGTGTGTATCACCCCATATTAGCCGAAGCAGTTGTTAAGTTTCAGGCTGAGACAATGATGTCTATCTTCCCAGCAGCGGGACCCGTGCGTACATTAATTATTGGTAACGAGACACCGGACAAAAAAGAAGCGGCTGAGCGTGTTCAAGATGACATGAACTATCAGTTAACTGAAGTAATGCCTGAGTATCGCCCTGAAACAGAGCGTATGTTATGGGGTTTAGCATTAGCTGGTAACGCGTTTAAAAAAGTTTATTATGATCCGGGCTTAGAGCGACAAGTTGCTATGTATGTCCCAGCAGAAGATATTGTGGTGCCCTACGGAGCATCGGATCTTGCCTCAAGTCCTCGTATAACACATGTTATGAGGAAGACAGAGAACGAACTAAAACTTCTTCAGGTGTCCGGTTTCTATAAAGATGTTGACCTAGGAGAGCCTGTTAACATCTTAGATGATGTTGAGAAGAAAATCGCAGAGAAAATGGGCTTCAGAGCCACTGCAGATGACCGGTTTAAGATATTAGAAATGCATGTAAACCTAGATTTACCGGGATTTGAAGACAAAGATGAAGACGGAAACTTAACTGGAATAGCTCTTCCTTATATTGTAACCATTGAAAAAGGTACCCAAACAGTACTTGCAATACGTAGAAACTGGAAAGAAGACGACGAAACACGTCAAAAACGTCAGCATTTTGTCCATTATGGGTACGTTCCAGCCTTTGGTTTCTACTGTTTTGGTCTAATTCACCTAATTGGTGGGTATGCTAAGTCGGGAACATCGCTTATTAGACAGTTAGTTGATGCAGGTACGCTATCTAACCTACCCGGAGGATTTAAAGCACGTGGATTACGTGTAAAAGGTGACGATACACCGATATCACCGGGAGAATGGAGGGATGTTGACATCCCATCAGGAGCGTTACGTGATAACTTGTTACCACTACCATATAAAGAGCCTAGTCAGACCTTGATGGCCCTCTTAAATCAGATCATTGATGAAGGTAGACGCTTCGCAAGTACCACAGATTTGCAGTTATCTGACATGTCTGCACAGGCACCGGTTGGAACAACGTTGGCGATTCTAGAGAGAACGCTAAAAGTCATGTCTGCTGTACAGGCTCGTGTACACTTTTCACTAAAACAAGAGTTAAAACTACTTAAAGTTATCATCGCTGACTACACACCAGACTCATATGACTATGATCCAGTAGATGGCCCACGTCGCGCGAAGAAATCTGACTACGATAACATTGATGTTATCCCTGTATCTGACCCGAACGCTAGCACAATGGCGCAAAAGATCGTGCAGTATCAGGCAGTTTTACAGTTAGCGCAGACAGCACCACAGCTTTATAACTTACCGCTATTACATCGTCAGATGTTAGATGTTTTGGGTATTAAAGACGCACAAAAACTTGTGCAGTTGCCGGATGATCAGTTGCCGACAGACCCAGTAACAGAGAATCAGAACATCTTGATGATGAAGCCGGTAAAAGCATTTGCATATCAGGATCATCAGTCGCATATCACAGTACATATGTCTGCTATGCAGGATCCGAAAATACAGCAGATGTTAGCAGGAAACCCGATGGCACCAATGCTGCAGCAAGCAATGATGGCGCACATCAACGAGCACTTAGGATTCCAGTATCGCATTGAGATACAGAATCAGTTGGGCTTCTCTATGCCACCACAACAAGACGATGTATGGTCGCAAGAGCAAGATTTACAGTTGTCCCCACAAGATGAAGCACGTCTATCCCCTCTCTTGGCTCAAGCAGCACAGCGACTCTTGGCACAGAACCAAGCGCAAGTTGCACAGCAACAAGCTCAACAGCAAGCACAAGATCCGATGGTTCAGATGCAACAACAAGAACTTCAGATCAAGCAAGCCGAGCAGCAGCGTAAAGCTCAGAAAGATCAGATGGACTCTCAATTGGCTCAAGCAAAACTTGCCGCTGACTCTATGTTGAAAAACAAACAGATTCAAGTGGAAGCAATGAAAGCTGCTGGACAAATTAAACAGTCTAAAGCCGATAGAAATGTGGATGCACTACAAGCTGCTGGACAAGTTAAACAGCAGCAAGCTGATAGAAACATGGAAGCACTTAAAGCTGTAGCGCAGATGGAGCACGAGAAGAAAATGCAGCAGCGCGACAATGCGTTGGACTTACTAAAGCATGAAGACTTACTCAACCAACCACAGGGACAACCTAAAGGAGAATGATGGACTATTTAGATTATTTAATAAATCAGTATGTTGAGCGAATGGACTTCCTAACAAAAGGAATAGCCACGGGTAACTTAACTTCTTTTGATGAATACAAATACGTGTGTGGTCAGTTACGGGGCCTTGAGGCTGCATGCGGTGTAATTAAGGACCTCAAAGATAGATTGGAGAACTCGGACAATGAGTGATTTAAACCTTGCACAGGCCGTTGACTTAACAGCTGTACTGCAAAAAACTGTAGAAGAGAGGGCGAAACAACTGCCCAAACCATCTGGATATCGTATTCTCTGCGCCATACCGGAAGCAGATAAAGAATTTGAAAGCGGTATTCTTAAGTCAGATGAAACGATGCGCATTGAGGAGACACTTTCCACAGTGTTATTCGTAGTCGAATTAGGTCCTGATTGTTATAAAGATACCTCACGCTTCCCTACCGGTCCATGGTGTAAGCAGGGTGACTTTATTTTAGTTAGACCTAACGCAGGGACACGTCTTGTTATTCACGGTCGTGAGTTTCGTATTATTAATGATGATTCTGTTGAGGGTACAGTTGAAGATCCTCGTGGAATCAAGCGTAAATTTATTTAAGGAGAGCGGACATGGCTGAGATGGACGAATTTAAATTCCCCGATGAGCTAAATGAACCCATTACTTTGGGGGGAGATGATAACGAATTTGATATTGAGGTTGAAGATGATACCCCTGAAGAAGATCGTGGGCGTAGCGCATCAGACCCCGATAAAGTTAAACAACTAGAGATTGAGGTCGATGACCTTGATAAATATAGTAAAGATGCTAAAGACAAGCTAATTAAAATGAAGCGTGTTTGGCATGATGAGCGTCGTGCTAAAGAGCAAGCTCTACGTGAACAGCAAGCTGCATTTGAAGCTGCACAAATGTTACTTAACGAAAATCAACGCATCAAAGCAATGCTTGAGTCTGGTAGTAAAGACTATAAAGATGCTATAGAGCAAGCTGCTGAGTTAAAACTCAAAGCTGCTGAGAAAGCATATAAAGCCGCCCATGAAGCAGGTGATACTGAAGCGTTGCTAGAAGCACAGAAAGCAATGAATAAAGCATTGCGTAAAATGGAGAAAGCAAAAGAATTTAAGCTACCTCCTTTACAAAATGATAATTTTCAGGTACAACAATCTCAACAGGTTCAACAAGTACCACAGCCTGATCAACGTGTAATGCGTTGGCAACAGGAAAATCCTTGGTTCGGACAAGACAAGGAGATGACTGCAGCAGCATTAGGGCTTCACGAGAAGTTACGTGATCAAGGTGTAGTAGTTGGATCCGAAGATTACTATGCAGCGTTAGACAATACAATGCGTAGACGTTTCAGCGATTACTTCGGTGACGCTGATAGTACGACCCCACAAAAAGCGGACAAGCCTAAAACAAGGTCAGCAACTAATGTAGCACCGGCAACTCGGTCGACAGCACCGAAAAAAGTCGTGCTCAAAAAATCTCAGGTAGCGTTAATACAAAAACTTGGTATTACTCCTGAGCAATATGTCCGTGAATTTTTAAAAGTGGGGTCTTAAAATGGCTGAAAATAGAGTAAGCAGAGAAGTACAAAATCGTGAGTTTGCTGAGCGTCCCAAGCAGTGGATGCCTGCCGAGCTTCTTCCCGAGCCAGACAAGCAGCCGGGTTTTGAATACCGCTGGATAAGGGTTTCTACCTTAAACGCAGCTGATCCTCGTAATTTCTCCAGCAAAATCCGTGAAGGTTATGAGCCAGTTCGTCTTGAAGAGCAACCTAAATTCAAACTGCTAGTTGATCCTAATAGTAGATACAAAGATGGTATCGAAATTGGTGGTCTTTTACTATGTAAAATCCCTGAAGAATTTGTTAAACAGCGTAATGCGTACTATCGCAGTCAGTCTGATCAACAAGTAGAAGCAGTGGACAATACACTCATGCGCCAAAGCGATCCTAGGATGCCACTCTTTAATGAGCGTAAATCTTCGGTAAGTTTTGGTAAAGGTTCTTAACTAATTAATCTAGGAGTATAAAATGGCTTATCCCATCGTTAACGCTCCCTACGGCTTCAAGCCCTTGAACCGCATTGATGGTTTGCCCTATGCAGGTGCTACCAAACTATTGCCAATTCAAGCAAGCTACGCTACCCCAATTTTTAATGGTGACGTAGTGGCTTATGCCTTGGGTGGAATTGTAAAATCCGCAGTAACAACCGACTCAACAACTTCAGCTGCTGACTATACCTTTGGTGTATTCATGGGTTGTCAGTATGTAAACAGCTTAGGTCAAACTGTTCAAGCTCAGTATTTCCCCGGCTATGGTTCAGGTGTATCTAATGCTTATGCATATGTTGTAGCTGATCCAAGTGCTGAGTTTAAAGTTGCTGTTACTACCTCTGCTAGCGCTATTATTGCTACCACAGCTAATGCTATTGGTACAAACGTAGCTGTAGTTCAAGGTACTGGAAGCACCGTAACCGGTGATTCTGGACAGTCCGTATTACAACCTACTTCAGGTTCAGGTTCTGCTGCTGCATTACCTTTCCGTGTTGTTGAGGTTGTTCCCGCAACCGCTACAGGCCCCAATGCTTATGTGGAATTAATTGTAAAATTAAACAACCCACAAATCACTGGCGCTGCTGAAGCTTTAAACTTCGCATAAGGAGCTACTTAAATGGCTATTTCACGCGCACAACTATTGAAAGAATTGCTCCCCGGATTGAACGCTTTGTTCGGTTTGGAATACGCTAAGTATGGCGAAGAGCATAAAGAGATCTATGAGATCGAAACCTCAGAACGTAGCTTTGAAGAAGAAACCAAGTTATCAGGATTTAGTGCTGCCCCAGTTAAAAACGAAGGCTCACCAATTGCTTATGACAATGGTCAAGAAGCTTGGACTGCTCGATATACACATGAAACGATTGCTCAGGGCTTCAGCTTAACTGAAGAAGCGATTGAAGATAACTTGTATGACTCCTTGTCTGCTCGTTATACAAAAGCTTTAGCACGTTCCATGGCTTATACCAAGCAAGTTAAAGCTGCATCTGTATTGAACAACGGTTTCACTTCCGGTTATAACGGTGGTGACGGTGTACCATTGTTCTCAAATGCACACCCATTGGTTTCTGGTGGATCTAACAGCAACATTCCTTCAACCCCAGCTGACTTGAACGAAACTTCATTGGAAAATGCAGTTATTCAAATCTCTCTGTGGACTGATGAACGTAGTCTGTTGATCGCTGCTAAGCCACGTAAGTTGATCGTTCCACCTGCACTACAGTTCGTTGCAACCCGCTTGCTCGAAACTGAATTACGTGTTGGTACAAACGACAACGATATCAACGCGTTGAAAAACAACGGATCTGTACCTGAAGGTTATACCATTAACCACTTCTTGACCGATCCTAACGCTTGGTTCTTGACAACTGACGTACCTAACGGCATGAAACACTTTGTTCGTGTTCCATTGCAAAATTCAATGGATGGAGACTTTGACACTGGAAACGTAAGATATAAAGCCCGTGAGAGATACTCGTTCGGATGGTCGGACCCGTTGGGCATGTATGGTTCTGCTGGCGCTTAAGCTAGTATAATCAAGTAGTTACACGGGGGGCTTCGGCCCCCTTTTTTATTTTTGTTGTTTTTATTTGTACTTTTTGGTACATTACGTATTAAGTAGTTTTATATCGGAGATACAAATGAGCCAGCAAGTTATTTATAAAATAACCAATTTAATTAATGGTAAATTCTATGTAGGCAGTACAAATAACCAAAAAGTGCGTTTTCGTGAACATAGAAAGCAGCTTCGTGGTAATCGCCATCATTGTAAACACCTTCAAGCTGCATGGAATAAATATGGGGAAACTGCATTTACTTTTAATGTTATACAAATCGTACCTGCGGAAGAATCTTTAGAAGCCGCTGAAGACAAATGGCTTAATGAGCATGTAGGTAAAAAGTATTGCTACAACTCCGGAATGCGGTCAAAAGCTCTGTGGCGTGGCATTCCAAAAGAACAGCACCCATCTTTTGGTAGACCTAAAACTGAAGAACAACGTCAAGCTATTTCTCAATCTTTAAAAGAGTTTTACGCTAAAGATATTACTAATCACCCACGTTACGGCAAAACTCATTCAGACGAAACTAAAAATAAAATAAGTACGGCTAAGCGTGCTAATCCTGTTGCTCCGTGGATTGGTACAGAATGCTCAGAAGAAACCCGTAAAAAGATTGGGGATGCTCAACGAGGTAAGTCTAAAGCTAAAGGACGAGTTGTTTCTGCTGAAGGTAAAGCTAAAATTTTAGCCGCTGCTAAAGCCGGGCATTATTCACATTGGAAAGGTAGAAAACATACAGAAGAGGCTAAAGTTAAAATGTCTAAAACCGTATTTGCTATGCCAGATGGTATTTTATTTATAAGTTTAACCCAAACATTACAGTTCTATGGATTAAAAATGCCTACTTTACGTAGGGCATTAAACTCAGGAACTCCTATAAAAAAAGGGCCTTTTAAAGGGTATTCATTTACTTATGGTGGGGTTGGTGCAACACAAACTTTGACAGATAAACAAGTGATTGAAAGTAAACTAAAAAACAAGACAAATCTTGTTGACCAACCTAACTCTTAATGCTATAAGGTACTTAACACTGGAAAAAATTGTTAGTCAGACTGGTCCAGCAGATGCGTACACAATTGACTAACTTAACTTTGTACGAAGGAAAATATCATGGCTAGATCTACTACAGTTTCTGTATGGCGCTCCAACGGTGGAGACCAAACACGCACATCAACAGCAGGCTCAATGATGATGTCTGCATCATTCTATATTTCTGCAACCGCTACTGCTGGAACGAATGTTTATTCTGATTCCACAATGAAATACCCTGTAATTCTTCCAGTTGGTGCCGTTGTTACTTCTGTTTTAGTTGCTGGTGCTGCAACTGGCGGTACATCTCCTACCTTTGATTTAGGTACTAAAGGTTATGTATCTGGTACAGCTAATACAACCGGTTTAGTTAACGGCGCTCCTGCATCAAGCAATAGCGCTGTATTATTCGGCGCAACCGATGCTGGTACAGAACTAGGTTTTCCTGTATCTACCACTGAGTTAGTTTATGTGACCGGCGGTGCAGGTGCTTCTGCTCCTACAGGTGGTACTGTGTCAGGACTAATCGTTTATACCGTTGCAGATAACGGCGCAGAATCTAACTAATAACAGGGGGATTTAGTCCCCCTAATTCTGGAGATTAGTCATGCAAACAGATGTCAGTTCAGCCTCGTTAGCAGCTAGTGCTCAAGTAACTATTAACCGTACCCGCGTTAAAGGGATTGTTATTATTCCCGGATCCACAGCAGGTTCAGTTACGCTTCTTGATGGCACTTCGACAGGCGTTTCAAAAATTAATATAGCGACCCCCGCTAATGGGCAAGGTTATACCGTAGATATACCCGGTGAAGGTGTAGTGTTTACTAATGGTGTATATGCTTCATTAAGCAACGCTAGTATTGTGGTGTTCTATGGCTAAGAAGGCACCCAGTTTATCCGTAGGTAAAGGTGAGAAGTTACCTGTATCTAAGGGAGCTGGGCTTACTGCCAAAGGACGAGCAGCATATAATCGGGCGACAGGTAGCAACTTAAAAGCTCCTGCGCCTAATCCTAAAACTAAAAAAGACGCAGCTAGACGTAAGTCTTTCTGTGCCAGAATGTCTGGCATGCCGGGACCAATGAAAGATTCAAAAGGTCGACCAACTCGTAAAGCTGCAAGCTTAAAGAGGTGGAATTGTAAATGAACGAATATCAAGCTTTAATTAACGCGGGTTTAACTATTGTTATTACAGGGCTTGGTTGGTTTTTAAAAGCTCTTTGGGATGCAGTTAAAGACTTACAAAAAAGTGATAAAGACTTAGTTGATAAAGTGTCGCACATTGAGGTTATAGTTGCGGGGCAATATGTTAGGGGCGATAAATTTGATGCTGTTGTGAACCGTATTTTTGACAAGCTAGATAAGATTGAGCTTAAGATTGATAACAAGGTAGATAAATAATGCCAAGTAAATCAGCTAAACAACATCGTTTCATGCTTGCAATTGCACATAGCCCGGCGTTTGCTAAAAAAGCTGGGGTAGCCCAGTCAGTCGGTAAAGATTTTGAAAAAGCAGATAAAGCTAAGAAGTTTGGTATGGGTGGTTCTCCTAAGATCACTCGTGGTGGTAAAGGTATGATTAACAAACAAGAAACTAAAGAAGGTAGTTTGTTAGGGTATCAAAAGAATGTTCCTGATATTAATCTTAATCAATACTCAGGGATGAAGAAGGGTGGTTGAACTAGATCAAAGGAAACTAACATGAAAAAAACTGTTAAGAAAATGGCTGCTGGTGGAGTAGCTTCTAGTGGTAAAAAAGCATTTGGTGAACATTCTGTTCAGAAAAAAGGCCATACCAAAGGTAAAGAGGTTGTAATGGCTGGCGGTAAAGGTATGAAGAAAGGCGGGAAGTGTTAATCATGGCTAAAGCTATGACACAAGATGATGTTAAAGATCCTGATGCGTTAGTTGCTAATCAAGAACGCGCTGATAACGCAGAGTTAAAAGCGATTCCCGGTAAAGCCGTTGATGCTGTGCGACAACTTATTATGGAA